GCAAGAAGCGTTCAGAGGAGGCGATCCGTGATGCATTCAAGCGTATTCTGAGTTTCTCAGTAGACAAGGTTGATGGTGAGTACGTGCCGAATGGCAAGTATCCTCCCAGCTTCCGCGTCAAGGTTCCGGTCTACGAAGGTCGCGTGTCCACGGAGATCGTGGATGCGTCGCGCAACCCTGTGACATATGTCACGCCCGAGTCGCTGACCTCTATCTTCCCTAAGGGTGTTGAGGCAAATCTCGCAGTCAGCGGCAGCATCTATGTGATTGCTGGCGGTGGCTTTGGTGTGACATGGCGTCTGACGGCAGCTCAGGTATTCCCTCAGATGCGTCGTACGGCTGCACAGATGTTCGATGATGAGTCGGGCGCTCCTCCTACGATTGTAGAGGATGAGAATCAGACTGCTCAGCCTGATGAGAATCAGGCTCCAAATGAGGATTCGGAGTATGGTGCTGGATCTCAGGCTCAGCAAGTGAATGAGCAGGCTCAGGCTCCTGTGTCTGCGCCGGCTGCTCGTCAGCCTCGTCGCCGCCCGGCGGCGGGTGCGGGTGCACCTTAGACCAAACACATGAATCTGTGGGAGCAGTATACATAACAAAAGAGTCATCAACAAAAAGTACCGAGCAATTGGAATCAATGTAAGGTCTTTTTATTTCCGGGCAGCCGCTCAGAGATAAAAGCGACTTTTTACCACACTTTGGACATTCGTGTATCTCTGGCATTTTGATCACCATTTCTGGCGTGACAAGTCGGATACTTGTATTCAAGGTCTTATCAAACACAGTTTTAAAATCATCTTCTAGGCAATCCTGATAAGCTTCATTGGACATAATGGACCAAACGGTAGCGTCTTTGCATTCCCACTTCTCCTGAAAAAGAGTTGAGAACACGTTATCTCGGAACCAGAGCGTGAAAAAGATCTCTGGATGCTCTGGATGGTGCTCAGCAATACCTACCCTTTTTGAGTTCTCGTCGTAAAGAGAGTACACGTTCCAATCAAACGACCGATCCAACGATCCGCGGTATACGTCACGACCATTGTAATGCCACTCTTCGGCATCATAATCGTCATCATGATCAGCTATATCTTCCGAGGTATCTCGGTAGACGTAGTTGGGTTTTAGAATTGAATACATTATTCAGTAACAAGTTAATCAAACTTTACAGTTACACGCACATCGTGACGGGTCATGGACTTGGTAGCCGAATGCGAAAGTTCGTGTCGCTTCTTCTTAGGACCATCTGCCTCCTTAGCTTCGTGTAGACGAGTTTCCATATCAGTATGAATCGTTTCGCGATTCTTCTCAAGGTAATCCAGCACCTCATCGGAAATCGCCCACTCAAAGAAATTCAGCTGCCCGACAGTCGTATCCATATCGTGAAACTTAATGCGCTTCCATCGACAGAATGGATCGAACATTTTCTTACTGTAAGCTTTGAGATGTGACTTGTATGACAGGTAAACAATCACGTGCTTGTTGGCCTTGGTCATGTACGAAATATTGTACTTCTTTGCATAATTGGTGACAAACCAATCAATAAGACGAAGAGATAGGTTAGACTTACCACTCAGAATATCGCGAACGCGCTCAGTGTTCTTTTCAGTATAAAATCGCTCGAGGCGATACAGTACCCATTGTTCCTGACTCTGTATTTCCATTTACTAATCTTCTTATCTAGCCTGAAAACGGGTTTAGTTAATGTAAACATATAGAGTCAAATGGACCTAGATAAAGTTGAACAGATCTTACTTCTTTACGGTCAGGATGACCAGCGCACAGATGCTTGGCATACCAAGCGAGGAGAAATGCTTACGGCTTCCGAGATTTATAAGGCAGTTCACGATGCATCACCTGCTCTGAAACACGAGATCGTGATGTCCAAACTTACTCCCAGGCAGCAACAGCAGTCGGGGTTTGGACCCAAAGCTCTTATGTGGGGAACAAGGTTTGAGCCTATTGCCAAGCACATATACATGACGTATATTCAACCAGGTGTTCGCATCGAAGATACAACCTGTATTCCTCATCGGGACCACTCGTTTCTAGGCGCATCGCCAGACGGTATTCTGATTTCAGAAACGAAGGATGATCCTCGGTATGGACGTCTAGTAGAATTCAAGTGCCCCATATCCCGTGATTTCTCTGACGAAACACCTATTCCTACAACGTACTATCACCAAATGCAGCTGCAGCTGGAGTGTACTGATATGACAGAGTGCGACTATGTCGAAATGAAGTTCAAGGAGGTGACGTATACTGAATGGTTAGAATCTACCGCTCAGTATAAATCTTGGTTTGCAATTGATGAGAGTGGAAAAGTCGTGTATCGGGAAATTGAAGACCAGCGCGATGTAGCAACATGGCGTCGCGAAATGATGCCAACTTTGGAAACTGAGTGGTGGACTACTGTATATTGGGTGTTTGATAAGTACCGTTCAAAATTGGTTCCACGTGACCCCCAATGGCTCTCAACTAACCTCCTGAGCTTTCAGGAAGTTTGGAATACGGTACAAACTCATCGGGCGGCTGGAACGGTGCCAGACCATCCCAAGGAAAAAACAATTCTAACTATTTGATACCGTCATATCAGTGGTTGACTTAATACCTACGGGAAAATCAAATACTGGATTATTAGGAACAATAACTTGAATGTTTCCCTTTATAAATGAATTGGATAATAGATCATCGGCTGGAACATTAATATGACCATCCGTATACGTTAGTAACTTCCTAGCGCCCGCCTTTGAAACTACATAGGCCGTCGTATGGTTAAAGAACTTCTTTTCAATATTGAAGAATGATTTATTGACTGGATCAGTTTTTACGAAAGGGTACCATTCACTAGAACCCAGTTGAATGATATCAAAATATAAAGGCAAATCGTGAAGAACATTCATATCTCCAACAGTTTGGGCATCGTCTTCTATAACAAGATAGTTGTCAACATGTGGATCTTCTAGGAGTTTCTGGTAAAGCTTAATGTGACTCCATGAACATCCAAATTCTCCAATAGCCATTTTTTGACCGTTCAAACGAACTTTTTCATCGTATTTCATACTTTCTCCGTTGTAGGTAATTGTACTTCCTGAAACAGTAATGTCTTTCCCATTAACTCCGTAAAATACCTCGTTATTCATTCCAAACGCGGTAAGATCTGCCTGGAGTTTTTCAACTATTGGAATACGATCCTTACTACTGTGAAGAGTCAGAACAATAGCTTTCATCGTTTTAGTTGGGAAAATAATGTTCCTAATTCGCGGGAAAAATCCAAGTTCGGTGATGATCTTCTGCTTAGCTGATCGGATAGCATCAATACGTTGGGACCACCAGTCTTCTTCGACGGCTTTACGAACAATTTCGGAAGCCTTTGCAGGGTCTTCTAATGGCAGACGAACAAACGCTTGGGGATCAATATATGTTTCCAAATTTGGGCATCCCCAATAAAATGGTAAGCACTCACACATCAAAGGTTCCCAAATCTTTTCAGACGCATAATTGATTTCTGAGTTGTTTTCTACCGCCAAAACGTACTTGTACTTTGAGTATACACTGTACCGATTGTCATCTGGGACAGGTCCAATATAGGACGTAAGATTGTGGTAGTTTTCCTTGCCATACACATGAATTGTTTGCATGTCACGCACAAACTGAATACGTAAACTATGACCTGTATCGTTCGTTTTATTGCTCAGAACAATAGCAGCTTCATCCTTTTTTGGAGGAAGGGTTTTGAGATCTCCATTCAAAGACCACTGAGCTGGGTTCAGAAACATGCGATGAGAGTTTACGTGTAGAAATTTTGAAGGATCGGGATTTGCCCAAGCCCCCCATGTCTTCACACCCCAAGATTTGGAGTCATCATATACCCATGGCTCCATCTGAAAAATCATACTTTTTTTAGGGTCGTAGAACTCTTCGGTATTTGGCAAGTTTACGATAGCGTAGTAATCAGCTTCGTCTTTCCACGTAAGTTCGAAGCCGTCATGAGGCATGACTCCAAACTCTTCGGCCATTTTCTGCGATGACTGCCAGTTCCCGATCAGCTTTAACTTAGGAAGTTTACTTACCGGATTCTTAACATTCTTGATATACATTCCATCTTCTGGTCCAAAATACGGTGATTGCTTTAATGTATTCACATTGACCTTACTCTTGAAAAACCCAAGAGTATTGAATCCCATACACTGAGGATTTCCAAGAGCGAGTCGTTTAGCTTCTTCTATATTCACTTTGTTGAAGAATAGATCATCGCCTATATGATCCAATCCCTGTACAAACGTAAAGTCTTCCACAATATTATCAAAATCTACAGATGTGTAATCTTTCTGAATATCGGTATCAACATTCTGACCAGTGCGCTCATACCATTCGGAAAATACAATCTGTGGCCGCAGTTCAGTACATTTCAGCTCCTTACAAATCTTTACAACGTAATCAATACCGTGCTTAATACCATTCTTGGCAATATAATCTACAAGAATACGAGCACCTTTCTTATTTAGAGAGTATGCAAATCCAGCGCCAATATTCAAGTCATTCTGCATATCCCCAATCGTTATTGTGCCAGACTCTTTGACGTAAATATCCTTGGTTGCCTCACGGTTGGCACTGAACATGTGGTATCCCAAAAATAGGTAATCGTGAGTCTTGAACACATCTCGGGAATTCAATGCATCATAAACTTTCTTAAAATTTGGTGATAGGGTCACATCGTCTTCAAATATAATGTAGTACTCGTCGTTGCTATTCAGCAGTGCCTTCCATAGGGTATAATGGGTAAGAGCACATCCGACAACTCCAGAACGTGATCCAAAATCATTGCCTTCAAATAGCTTCTTGAGTTCAAATGTCGGCTTGATTTGTTTGCCATCAATTGCCTCAATGAACTCGTAATCATAAAACTTAATGTCGGCAAACAGTTTCGTCATTGTTTCACGTCGATCGGGGCGGCGCTTGAGATTAATGACCTTCATCTTTTTAGACTTGCTGAACTGATTCTCGTTATTTAGTTCGTATGCATTCTTAACTTTACCATCGTTTCGCTCAGATGTTAGGCGACCAGTGTGGCGGCAACAAATCATATCAAAGAATGCGGACTTGTGTCCTGCCTCCACCCACTTCTTAGCATAATCCATCTCAAAGAACGTATTAGGACTATCGTAATTTCCGAGTTTCAAGATGGTTTCAACATCAATCATACTTGGACGGAAACTGTAATGCGGCCAGTAGTGGCAGTTCTTGTAAGGAAACTGGCCCTGCTTGTAATCATGAACAACAAAGCCAGAAGTTAGTGGAAGGTATCCACGCATATCTACGTCCTCAATCGTTTCAGCATATCCACGGTTAAATAGGACCTGTTTAATACCAGGTTGTTTCTTCAGTAACTTAATAGACTCGCTGACATACGGACGCTTTACGTGAAACAGAAAATCGTCTTCCATGTGAATCCAGTATTTGGGTTTCAATTCATTCAGCTTATTCCAAATGATGTTCATGCTTTCACGATGCCCCTTCTCTTGCAAAGTTTTATTGTAGAACGTGATCCAGGGATACATCTTCTTCATTTTTGCGCGATCTTCCTTAGATGAATTGTCATCAACACAAAACCATGAATTGATTTGGTCGGCATCAATCCAATGATTCAAAATAGAATTCACAGTTTCGGTGAACAGATCAAGGCGCTTACATGAGGTAAATGTGATAATCACATCTTGCTTACCAGGATTCTGTTTGAACTTTGATGGGGCTGTCAGAAGTCCTCGGTTCTTCTTAAAAAGCATATTCCAAATAATTGCAGTTTCGCGAGGTTCATCACACGATTGAATATAATTCGTCAGATGATAGAATAGTCCAAGCGTATCTTTATCATCGTTCAATTCGTTCATATGGAATCGTATGTTCTTAAATGTCCGATCACGAATACCTGGTTGAGCAATATTATTTAAGATAACCTTCTTACAGCACTCATACGACAGTTTCTTATTATTGCACATATAGGCACACAGACCTGCATTAAATTCGAAAACATCGTTATAAAAGTCCTGATACAAAAACAGTTTGTCTTGGGGAGTCTTGTTATAATTCTTGTACTTCTCATATAGAAGAACGACTAAAGTGTGCAGTCCTGCGTCTTTCAGCATTTCGGCAGCAAAGAATACGCCTTCTGTACGATCAGAATCAAACTGTTCGGCCTTCATAAAGTATTCTAACGCTTTTACGAACTGCCCCTTAGCTTTGTACTGAAATCCTACCATTAAACACGCATAATACTTCTCCTGGGCCCAAGAATTGAGTTTGTCCGCAACAAGCGTATACCATTCAATAGCGTCATCTGTACGACCACAGTCCTTGAAACTTTGGGCACAGTAGAACGCATACCGATTTGCCAGACCTCCTCCGGTTTCTAGTTCTTTATGGTAAGCAGCTTTCAAAATCATAGCATCCTTCAAGTACTTATCTTTATCGCGGCTACGTGCTCCAGTCTTACCCGAATCAATGAAGTAATTTCCGTCAATATTACCTTCAGACGGATGCCCTTCTTCAAGAGAAAGGAACTCATGCAAAACTCCTACGAATTTCGTCTTCTTATGGGCTGTCACGAGAAGTGGGCGATAGTAAGTAAACCCTGACCCAAAAATCATCTTGTAAAAATCGTGGGTCAGTTTACTTGGTAACTTAAGAGTACCGTGAATGGTATCGTCGGCATCAAAGATGAAAATATAGTCGGCCTTCTTATATGCTCCCTGAAGAGCCAGGGTACGATTATGACCAAAATCACGCCATTCATGCTGCAAAAGTTCTCCTGGAATGTTTTTGGATTTAAAGAAGTCTGTAATAATTTCACGGGTCTTGTCGGTAGAACCGGTGTCACAGATCACCCAGTAGGAAAAGGTAATATGTTTCACTAGATTCTCTAATGTTTGTCCAATTACGTGTTCTTCGTCTTTTACGATCATATTGAGGCATATTGTGCTCATTTGACTATTCATGTTTCAAGCGCTTAAGCTGTTTTCAAAAAGGAACGTAGGAGTTCCAGGTGTTAACGCGGTAAGGAGTTTCTACGCCCGCAGGAGGCCTTGGAGCTGGTTCAGTGGGCTTGTAATGATTCGTCTGCTGCACATAGGACGAAGTACGAGTTTCATCGGTCTTCCTGTCATTTGTCTTATCAATAAACGCAATCTCAAATCCTTCGCGCGACTTGTAGATAACGTATCCAACAACGGCTAATCCAGCCAGAAGTGCTACAAATGCCCAGTCCTTCATTTACATATCTACAGCGTAAAAATGGAATGCCGTTTTCGTAGTATCCAAAGAGTAAAGAGAATGGACGACCGAGCAATGAAGACACTGAAGGAGATGCTACTTGATCGCGGAATCAAGGGAGATGTGATGGATCCAGTGACTCCCGCCATGGATGAAACACATATGTACAATTTCGGTGGAGTTCTGGTTGTTTATAGTACTAAGAATCGTATCGCCAGTATTGGTCCATTTGTGGAGTTTGCCAAGGAGAACGGGTACAATTCCAGTATGGTGATTATCAGCGAAACGTCACTAAGTGACCGTGTTCTGGCTTCACTCGTAAACCATAACGCAAATCGCGAGAACAATTTCGTTCAGGTATTCCTACTTGCAAGTCTGTACTTCAATATTTCCAAGCATCATCTGGTTCCGAAACATCGGTTGCTGGACGATAAGGAGAAGGCTGAACTTTCGAAGTCCTATGCTAATATGATGAACCTTCCTCATATTCTGAGTCAGGATGCGATGGCGAAGTATTTGGGTGCTAGACCGGGTGATGTTGTCGAAGTCACTGGAATGTGTGATACTTCGGCTGAAAATAAACGGTGGCGAATTTGTGTCGCGGAAACAACAAATGGATAACCAGTTCGATACTCTATCCCGAACTTACCACGATAACTATCTCCAGTATGCTACGACTGGAAAGGAATCATATAAGAAAGCATATGAAGCAGCAGAGGATGGACTACAGTCAATCATAGATTCGCTCAGCAAGCAGGTACACGACAATACTACCTCAATAAATGATGCATTAGGATCTAATGCCAAATCTATGTTCGCTGATAAACAGGATTCTTTGAATAATATTGGTATTGAAATACATAAACAAAGGGATCGAGTTACTGCGGCTCAGATGCGTCAGCCCCCACCGCCAGTCCCTTTTTCACACCAGACTCAGTACAACTTAATTGGGGTATTGTTGGTCACTATCGTCCTCCTACAAGTGTTTTAAACCCACCCGTCACCTGTTTGACCACATTCGTCGTCCATGATGCCCGAATAGCTAACATGATAATTACCAAACACAGAATTGTCAGTGCGGCCAAGTATATGTTGTAAGCCCAAATAGCGGCATCTAACTTTTTAGTTGCTGTAGCTTGAATCATTTTTAGTGTCTGAAGCTTGTCAATCGATGTCTTCAAGTTCTGGTAGTCTTGCTGGTACTTGATTAGATCAGTTGTTAAGCTTTCAAGTGTAGCTGTATCAATTTGATCAGTGCCTTGACTGAGTTGAGTAATAATACCTCGAATAGAATCTGTCAAGTTCTGGTTTATAGCTAGAACTTGCTGGATAAGATTGTTCTGAGCAGCGGTATCAGTTTCTTGAATAGCAGCATAAATGGCAGTAGAATACTGGGTTTTCAGAGAATCATATTGCGTCTGAAAATTCTGAAGATCAGTTTTTCGCGAATCTTCGAACGCTTGCATTACTTTTCTCCTACACTAAATAAATGCCCACTACAGTAGGACTGAACAAAGGCACTACTCCTGCCAATGGTGGAAAGGGACCCGCTACCGATTACTCTATGCTTCTGGAGATGAAGCGCCGCGCTATCATCGTTAAGGGTCAGATGGTAAAGCAGGGCGTTAAGATTAGTGATCGCCCGATGACGCGTGGATTTGAGGATGGACCTGTTACACCTCGTCTAAACTTATTCGGAGCCTCCAAGAACTTCGTCAAGTTCTAACTAAAATAACCAGAACTTTATACTGCTAATTGAATAATGACGGATTTTCAGTCCGCTTTTGATACGAACACAAGTGGTATTAATACCACACTAACAACCCAGCTATCTTCAGTCCAACAATGGGCGAATATACCTGGTTCTCTAGTCAAAGCTTCATCCTCTTCAGCTGGATACCTTTGGGGATTTAATTCTGTAAATAAAGTGTACGTATGCCAGCAGCCATGCACTGGTAATTGGGAAGAGGCGGATATTACAAAACTTCAACCTCCTAAGCCTTCGTCATTAGGATACCTGTCAGGTCGGTGGATTTCCGGAAATATTCCTATCATAAATTCTGATGTAGACGACCAGGGAACTCCAGTATATATTTCATTTGAAAGTCCTTACACGAAGATGGTGCGTTCGGATGGAGTATCCAAATTCTACGTCGGTCCAATTTCCAATTATTCGTCCGGTAACTGGAATTCGTATTCTAAAGCTCCTCCGGGAGCATACAATCTAAATCTGAATCCAGTCCAGAATTCACCCCCGGTCACAACTTTAGATATTGCAACAGATGAAACAAATGTATACTTACTATTCCTTAGTGGGTCCACTACATCTATAGCGGTAAAAACTGCAAATAATCAGACAGATTGGTCGGTGATTCAGGTGAGTACACCTCAATTTTCACCAACTAACATTTTCTCTACACAAACGTACATTTGGTTACAAGGAGCATCTAACCAGAAAGTCAAAATCCCTAAACCATTATCAATGTCAAACTCTATGCCTGTAGGGGACATATCAGTGAAAATCACATCATCCAGTTCAAGTGCATTATACGGCATTGATGGTTCTGGAAACGCCATGAAGACCGATGAAACTTTACAGACCGGATGGGCACCAGTAGCAGGACTTCAGGGTAGACCAGTGAGTTCATTAGTTGGAGATCTAGACCAGACAGGATTATTTGTCATAAATGGCGCAGGTGTTTCAGAATGTGTCGGTGATTGTTCAATTCCCCAAATCACTCCCTTAAATACCCAAGGGTACATGCCTCTTTACTTGACTGGAGATCCGGCTACTAAACAGCTTTGGATGACATCTTCTACAGAAGGAAGTGTCGGAAATATATTTAACCGCATTGCAAACCCCGACTACGGATCTATCACTGGTTCAATTGCACCGTTAGATAAGAATCGTGACGATATTAAGACTGATGTTACAAAAGAGTACAGTAAGCAGACACAGGTTATGAATGTTAACCAACAGTTATCAATGTTCAAATCTCTGTTTAATCATCTATTTGGAGAGGCTACGAAGGCTCAGACTAATGCCAATACACGTATAAGCCAAGTTGAAACGGATCTACAAAATAAGAAGAAGACTCTAGATCAATTGAATAGTATTCAGCCAACTATCCAAAAGTTCGTCGTGACTCTGGCGATAACGGCATTAGTGTATGCAGTCTTTTCACCGTTCGGATGGTATGTACATGCTATTGCTTTAGTCGTACTGGTTATCGGAATTTACCTGACTTTAAATAATGACGTCACTCTTTCCAGATTGTGGTCCAGACTGCCTTAAAGAGAAGAAGCTTGCCTCTCTGAAAGCTGCGATGGATGCGAATCCGTCTGATAAACAAGCTCAGCTTGATTACTATACGCTTTTGAATGGTCCGGAATGGTTATCCGATCACAAAGAAAGTATGGCGAAACATACTATTGAACCTGTATTGTCAGGATACCGTCAGCAGTTTGAAATGTTGACTGCCCAGCTTAATTCACAGTCCAAGTTTGCAGATTTGGCAAAGTCTATGACATCAGACGGTGGGATGCCGTATTTGAAGAAAGATTACGACGCTGAAAAGTCTAAAGCCGATGTATTAGACCGTCAGTGGAAGTTACAGGGTACACCTGAAACAGAAATTGATTTAATGGGTATACTTCTTTACGTCCTTATAGCTGTTCTAGGGGCAGCAGCTTTCTTTTTGGCATATTCGAAGTATCGTAAATATACAGCACCTCCGCCTTCAATTTTAGGAGGAAATCGTCTAAAGTAAAACTAATGGAAACAGCGTATATCTTCCTAGCTGTTCTTATATTCTTAATGTATGGTCTGACCGTATGGTATTCATCCATTGAAGGGTTTGAGGATGGGAAGTCAGAAGAGTTACACGACTCTGAGATTTATGACGAGATGTACGCTTCTATTTATGATTCTCTTTGGAACTCGAATGAGCGTATCAAGTACGAAGAGGTGTCTATGCAGGACGTTTCATTAGCTGAACGCGAAACCACTTCTGTAAGAGTTCTGGATATGTGTTGTGGAACCGGAACTCATGCTCAGTTTTTTCGCGATTTGGGAGTGTCGTATATTGGAGTTGATACTTCGGATGCAATGATGGCTAAAGCTCGTGAAAGGTGTCCCTCTGCTAAATTCAATAAAGGAGATGTTACGTTAGCCCAGTTATATTCTCCCAAATCGTTCAGTCATTGTTTGCTTTTAGGGTTCTCAATCTATATGTTCCAGAACCCCCGTATTCTTTCTGATAACGCTTACCAATGGCTTGAACCAGGTGGGTACTTTATTGTTCACTTAGTTGATCCCGATAAGTTTGATCCATTGCATGATTTATCGTCCCCGTTTGCCGCCTTCTCATTACAGAAGTATAACATAGAGCGACAGACAGAATCAATAGTGTACTTTGATAAGTTCAAGTACACTGGTAAACTCAAAAAGAAGGCAGATGAAGATGACGCCTCGTACGACGAAGTGTTTTCGTACTACGATCCTTCTGACAATAAAGGTATCAAGTACCGCGAGAACAAGCTTTCAATGTACATGCCTTCCAAAGAACGTATGATCAATATTATTCGCACATCTGGTTTCTCTCATGTGGAAACTGTAGATCTGGTAAGATGCGGTAAGGAATACCAATATTTGTGCTATTTTCAACGCTGATTTTCGGGTTCCCTTTTCTTAATCCACCAATTTATACGGGCTTGGCGTTGTTTCTCTATTGTTTCGGGCGACCGTTTCTGTCCAATTTGTTGTTGTCTTCTTTTTTCTATATGTGCAGGCGTTTGGGGCTTTTTCTTACCTTTATGCGCTTGACTTATTTTATCTTTGTGTTCTTGTGTGAATGGACCACGTTTTATTCCTTTACGAGCTATACTCATTGCTTGGCAATATTCAGGAGTTCTCTTTAATCCTCGTAGAGCATCTCCTATTTTCTTCCTATGTTCTGCACTTCTTTCAAAGTTGTCTCCACCTTTCATAATATTGTAACCATTTGGACAGTAAGAGTTATTAGTAGATATTACTTCTATCTCTTTTTTATTTAACTCATCTAATGTATCGCATGAACAGACAATTTCAAACTTGAATTTTTCTATTCCGTGTAGACGCATAGCACAATGTATCGGTACATTACAGTCTTTTTTACTACTATATTTGTGACGGTTCCACCTATGAGATGGAGGGTTTGATTTGGTCTGACCATAATACACTTTATCATTTACCGAATTGGTAATTTTGTAAATGAATCCATAAACCATTTATTATGTTTATACTTTTCTACTTAAATTATTTTAGAAAGTAGAACGAAGAATTTAGCGTTTATATCATATGCTTCTCATCTAAAGCCGTAAATAATGAACGTCGTTGTGAGCGACGGACGAACAGTCTTGGATTTTCAAAAATTTACTTTCTCTGGACATTTGCGGACACACGTCTACAAAGTTCTGGACGAAAACGTTAAATTAGGTCACGCAGATTACGCTTGCTACTGGACTCTGGAACTCCTATGTTCCGGTCTTGTGCATTCTTTGTGGACTACCTTGTTTGAATCATCAGCCAAGCATATTAATCGTGCAGCCCCAAATGTGTTTCTCTACCTTGTTCAAGCTTATGAAAAGTTCGCGCCATATGAAGGGCAGTATTCGCTCATGGCTATGACCGATATGCGTAATAATAACGCGGTTCGGAATTTAGTATGTGAAGCTGCCGCAACAGTAGCACTCACTCGTAAAAATAAGCTGCCTTCACTTCCATCAATCAAACCCGAACACGATTTCCAGCAGGTAACTATTACCGAAAACTTGAAAGCACCGTCGTCAAATTACGTTCGGCATTTACTGAAAGAAGATGATCCATTAGATTTGTATGTTTCTCTGAACGAACTGGCTTATTGTTTACGCCCCGAATCACGGGATTTCACGCGATCTCTTTACTGGATCTCATGGATTTTGAAGTTTGCCAGTGTGTACAAAAAGACCCGTAAAGAACACTTGTTTTGCTCTTATCGCCCGAACCCTTATATTTCCAACGACCATTCAAGACATGTTGTTTGGATATTTTGGGAGATCGTCCAGAGCTCTGCTAGGTCGTCCCCTCAAGCAGGAGTTCTGGCCCCGTATATTGATGCACTGTATAAACTCCATTGCTTACGTTGGAACCCAAGTCTTTTGAAACAGCGCATATGTTTCCTGACGTGTGCGTGTCTATTTATTTGCGAAAGTAATACGTTGGATATTCATTATCCAGTTCCTCAAGACATTATCACTGTCAAAAATATTGTGGAAAATATTCCCGAATGGCTTAAATCAATTATTCAAACTCAGAAGACATTTTCTACGTAAGGCATAAATGTTCAGCAAGAAGTTTGTTCACTCCTTCACTCTGGCAGTCCTCTTCTTCGTACTCAGCTCGCCTACGACCTACAGCATTGTTGACCGTCTGGTAGGCACAATCGTTGGATCAGTTGCCCCTCATTATGTTGAGATGCTGCGTATTTCCAGTGGCGGATGCCCGACAACGTACGGTCTAGCTGTTCACTCAGTAGTCTTTGCAGCTGTATCGTTCTATCTCCTCCACACTGCGTAAAACGAAATCGTTTAAATCCTGGGTCCGAAAACTAAGAATGAAGATCTTAGTCTTCGATACAGAAACCACAGGTCTTCCTAAAGATATGAGTTTACCAGCTATTCAATCACCTGACAACTGGCCACATCTAGTGTCCATTTCTTGGGCTGTTCTCGATTCAGACACTAATTCAGTGATGAAGACACATTGTTATATTGTAAAGCCTAGTAAGTGGACAATCCCCGAAGAAGCATCAAAAATTCACGGTATTACACAAGATAAAGCCCTGGAGTTTGGAATCCCGCTTCGGGATGTGATAGAAGAATTCAATGGAGAACAATGTGATGCTATGGTCGCTCACAATTTAAAGTTTGACATGAACGTTGTCCTAAATGCAATTATTTGGGATTTAGGTATTCCGTTCCGAGGGTTCGCGAAACGTAAGTTCTGTACGATGGAAATTGGTACGCCAATGTGTAAGCTTCCGGGCCGGTACGGGTACAAGTATCCTAAACTAAAAGAACTGTATGAGAACGTATTGGGTCATCCTCCAAAAACTGAGCAGCTTCATAATGCGTTGTTTGACACGTTGTATCTATGCGAAATCATCCAAAAATCTGCGGAAATACGGATTCAAATGGGTCTAGTACCAGTACATATAAAGAATGCAAATCAAACGGTACAACGGACGCAAGGTTCCATTCAAGCTCCCAACAATTCGGGAAACAAAGGAAGTACAGGTCCTATGGTGCGATGACGGATGGGCATACATTCCCCAAATGAAGATTCGCCGTCACTTTGTGACAACTGATACAGATATCCTAAAATACACTGAAGAAGTATGGGAAGGAGTAGTTCCAGCAAAGGTTATGTACAGTGAACCAGTTACGTATAGTGTCTTCAACCACAAAAAGATGTGGATGGAAATCGGAAACCAGTACTCGGAACTGTACGTTATAGACGATGCCTGAAAAAACTACTAGATCAACAAATGATAGCACTAGATGTTCTGTATATCGCGCTAGCAACAATCTGTGTTCTAGCCATCTTACAGATTTTTGCTTATGTGGCTACGCGTGTCCTGTATCCACCGGAACCCCAGATCATTTACCGCAATGTCCCTGTCCCAATGCAGCAGGCACCACCTCCGCCACCACCAGTTCACTCTCCTTACCTCCAACAGGGACCGCCACAGCTTCCGAAAAACGAACCGGCTTTCACCCAGCAATCTCAGGAAGTAAAATTACCAGACTATGAGCCGCGCAAACCAGCTTCAGACTCTTTACGCGTGGACCCCGAGCTCCCGCCTGGTCTTCAGGAAACCCGTCCCGACGGACTGTAAGACCTTTAAAGTCCCTCAAACTACTGGAACATCAGGATGGATAATCTTTACATACGAAAACGCTATTCCCGTGTGTCTTTGGATGACCGCACAGGAGTGTCGTCGTATTCCGTGTATTGTGGACGAACGTATTTGCGGAGATACCTTCTTACGAGCTGAAAAGATGGGTCCGTTCGAGTTTGTGATATCCGATATTTTCATGTTCAATTCCAACTGTGTATTTGCCTGTTCTACCTTTGAACAACGGTACCATTGGCTCAAAGATCTGATGGACACTTTCATTTATCCAACAAAGTTCACGGCTCAATTAATTCACAAAAAGGATTTGAATAAGACTCACCGAGTCAGGGGATACGAAGAGCATCCGGACGAACCGGGTAAACATGGGTACTTCACAGATTCAGATGACCGTCAGGATATTACGAAACTTCCAATCCCTGATTGTTACGAAGTTATGGGGGGAGGGTACTTAAAAGTCCCCGACTTAAAAACATCAGTGTTCCTGCGTTCAAAGGGTTCGTCGTTCAAACTCAAATGCTCGAAGAATGATGATGGATCATGGACAGTTCTGGAAAACATTCCTTCTATAGATTAAATGGCTCGTAAGTCTACCAAGAAACGCACATCTCGCCGTGGAGGTGTATTGACGCCATCGCAAGTTGGTACGTTTTCGGACTCAGAGATCAGGGACATGACGAAGGGAACCAAGGCCGAGTTCCCTCCCACCCAAGTCCGCAAGACAAAGGGTGGTCGTACGAGGAAGTTGCGTGGCGGATACTACGGTGCCACCGGCGCGATTGCTCCAGGTGCTATGGAATGGGGACGCAGCTCCGAGATGGGTGATTTTGTAGCTAACTCGACTCGCGCCGGTAATAACGCAGTTCTGGGTGCCGGTCGTAAGCGTCGTGGATCCAAGAAGGCTGGACGCCGTACGCGCCGTAAGATGCGTGGCGGTGGTAAGTATGGAGGAGTTGCGGCTGCATTCGGTGGCGACGGTGTAGCGGGAATGGCGAACTATACTGGTGTAACGTCGCGTGATAATGTTGGTGTTCCCTTTTACGGGAAGTTCAACGACCACGGCGCTGGACCCAGTTCGGGCTTTGGAAGTTTTGTCAAGGCTGTATAAATAATGGACACACTGATTGCCGGTCTACTTTTTGCCGTAGTGGCAGTTTTTCTGTACCAGCGCCGCCTCGCTATGACAATTGCCTGGGTGATTCTGGGATATATCCTCGCTCACCATGTAGGTAAGCTGAGCCATACTCTTTCGGTACTGGTTGGATTGGTTCTGGTATACCTGATTTCAATGGTCACAAAGCGGTCATATGAGGGCTTTGATGATAAGGAAGATAAGGATGAGAAGCCAGAGAAAGGGAAGGGAAAGTCAAAAGATGACGATCCTCAACCTGCACCGCCAAAGACGGATGACCCGCATGTAGATGTAGGTACGACGATCCTACATGCGTATCGTAATTTAAGCCCTGAGCAGATTGGCGGTATGCGCCGCGACACCAAAGAGCTCATGGGACTTCAAAAGGAATTAATGGGTTCACTGTCTGAGATGAAACCTGCGATCGAGCAGGGCGCTGAACTTCTCAAGACATTCAGTCAGTTTTTCGGTAAGGATGGAGCGCCGCCCATGCAGATGTAATGTAGACGCTGCATACCATCAGCGTACACGTAAGAATGATATACGGGGTCATTAGTAGCAATAAACGGACCACCAATGGATTTGACAATACTTGTCCATTCGTGAACTTCCGCCTTCAAGATCTGGAAATAGATCCAGTCGTTCCACATACTCACAGTTTTATAAAGCCCCATAATGCTGAAAATAGACGGGGCTTCGCCATAATACACGGCTGAAACCAGCGTGATTAAAGGGCTTATAACCATATCTACCCAAAGCATCAAACGGTCAATTAAGGTATCTTTTACGAATACTTTGTTCATTTCAATAAACTCTTCGGCAGTTTCAAAGTGATCTTTATTACTCAGTATGATCTTTGCCAGGATCTGCGGCGTCAGTCTTGTTTTCAGAGTCTGCTGGCTTGGGATCATCTATTACAAATCCAGATGAAGGAAAATCAATCTCTTCTAACGTCTTAGGATCAAGGTACCGCCAAGTAACATCCGCCACTTCAAATACTTCGTTCAGCCATTCTGTGGTAACATGAGCACCAAAATATATATTATCATTGAGTTCGTTCGTGTACTCAATAACCAATCCGGTTGGGTACTTAGCTCCAACCCATAGCCATGGAAGACTGCTTACTGGAACACCAGAATCACTGTTCTTGTCGGGAGCAAACAGGACCCTGTCAATTCGACGGCAGCAGTGGAAGATCTGGTGATACAGCCAAGCGACAAAGAGCATTTAATTTAGTAAGTTGAATCCTGTGAAAGCGGCAGAGCACCAACCTCGTCCTTGAGGGTAGACACTAGGCGGTCGCGGTTCTTCAGGTTGTCGCCTGTGAGCGACGCAAACCCCTCGCGTATCGCGAGTCCGACCTGGCGATCAATGCCCAGCCCCAGCGAAATAGAGGTTGCCAGCGCCACCATGATGAATGGCGTCGCTACAATCGCCCAAGAAACGACACCGAGATCAACAGAGCACAGAGCATCTAGAATCACTACACCGGCAATGCCCATCACGACCTTCGCGGCTGCGGTGGCATATAGGCTGAGTGTGATATCCAGTCCTACGTGGACCACGATGTACAGCAGGTAGAGAAGAGCAGGGGGGCAGAGCGCATCAATGAAACGCATCTTCAGGTTATTTACATTAATACTACAAAAATGAACAAGCACATCCAGACAATTATTGAATTGACTGGATGTTCCGAAGATGAAGCAATGAGAGTCTATGCCGAAACCAATAATGTAGAGGATGCAGTAGACAAGATTCTGCCTCCATCTAAAAACGCTGCTCGTAAGTATTACGAAGCTGTAAAGCCGGTGAGGACGTACACCCAGGAAGAACAGGACATCAAGCAGTTACGTGATATATTGAAGAAGATGGATGATAAATACCTCAACTCGTCAAATCCACGCGGTTTCGCGGGACTAGGCGTGCCGAGAACCCTCCCCGAAGAAACGGCTCCACAAAATAGTTATGGTCAGGAATGTCAGCTACCCGCTCTTCAATTAGAGGCTCAAATACCGGAAATTGTTTGTCTGTTACCGTCTGAATGCTCTTCCGGTTCGCAGTCGAATGGCCGAACATAACACGGCTTTGGTCATCAATACCCTCAATGCTTCCCATGCCTAGGTTAGGAGTCGTGGCGAAAGGACGAGCAAATATCTGCTTAGGTCCCTTCATACGGACCGTACCTGGTGCACCGAACAGCAGTTCGGACTGTGTATCAATAGCGCATCCACCCTCGGGGGAGTTACCATAGTTACCCATAGGAATCAGACCGGGAATTGAGGCAGCGACTGCCCAATTGTTTCCGCATCCTGAAGGAGCCGCATTTTTCAGCCCGGCAGTATTGGCCTCATTTACAGCAGTATCACGCCAAGCCGATCCGTCTCGGGTATTGGCATACATGAACGGCAGTCCATAGTTAGACGACATCTTATTACTATAAAACGAATTTAACTCATCCGAACTTAATTTAAGTAACTATGTTACTCCAACCTTGTGATTGGCTGGAGAACGATGCGAACTTTAAGTACGTTGTTGATGTGTTTGGTAGACTGGATGACGATCGCGTCGCAAAAGTCCGGCTTACTGGATTCCAACCTTACTTCTATCTCCGATCAGCTGACGGCGAAACTGGACAAATGATTCAGTCTGCTATTGAAACAGCTTGGGGCAAGCCTATGCGCGGTTTGAAGATCAGTCAAGAATTCAAGTTGGATGCCATGCGTGGATTCAGTGGTTTGAAGCCAATTAAAGTGTGGAAGCTTACGTTTCCAGCAATTTGGATGTTCAAGACTGCTCTAAAAACTCTGAAGGATTCAATGAAAATCGGTGATCGTAAGATTCGTCTGGAAGATATTTATGAAGCTAATCTTCCACCATTCATTCGTCTATTCCACGAACTAGATATTTCTCCAGCTTCTCCAATCTCATTTGAAGCTGACGAAGAAGAAGCGGATGATGACGAGAATGTCGATGTTTCGTTCACGGTGGACTACAAGGACGTGACTCCTGAGCCCAATGCCAATATCCCACTGTATGCTGCAGCCTATGATATTGAAACGTACTCGGCATCTGGGAACTTTCCTGTGTCTTCAAATCCAGAAGACGAGATTATCCAGATAGGCATCTCATTTCGCTACACGGACGATATGCTGAACTCGTACAAGCGTTTCGTCTTCGTTTCAGGAACTTGCACTCCATCTAAAGACGATTCGGTAACCTTTGTCAGCTGTCGTAACGAAAAACATTTATTGGAAGAGTTCCAAAAATGTGTGAGGTTTGAGAATCCAGATATCTTGGCGGGATATAATACGTTTGGGTTTGATGATGGATATATTGCTGACAGGGCAGAGTTTCGTAACCTAACTCTGCGTCTTGGTCGGGTAGAAAACAAGTGGAAGAATTCCGAGTGTGCTCCTACTGTAAAAAAGACATTTGAGTTGGCGTCGGGGAAGTTTGCTGTACGGTATTTGGAAGTTGACGGTCGACTAGCAGTAGATCTTCTTCTAAGCGTTCGTCGTGAACAAAACTTGGATTCGTACAAGCTAGATAGTGTAGCCAACACTTTCTTGAGGGACAAGGTTACAAAAATTGAACGTATTGACGACTTGAATATCAAAATTTACACAAAAAGTACTCGCGGTTTGTTTGTGGGAAACCTAGTTCGGTTTGATGTGATGACCAACACTACAAATCCTTACCGCGAAGGAGAAAAGTTCCAAGTTATCCAAAAAGAAGACAGGTCGTTTATTGTGAAATCAGATACCAAAATTCTACACGATTTGAATGATGATGAAATCTCTAAGCTCGAATGGTCATTTTCAAAAGATGATACGTCAGCCCAAGAGATGTTTGCATCTCATCGTGGATCTGCCGATGACCGAGCAGTCATTGCTAAGTACTGTATCCAGGACTGTGATCTTGTGCTTACTTTGATGGCTAAACTCGACACTCTCGTAAACGCGCGCGGAATGTCTGATGTATGTCGTGTTCCTGTTCAGTACATCTTTCTACGTGGGCAAGGAATCAAGATTTACTCAGCTGTTGTTTACAATGCTTCTAAACGTAACCAGATCATTATGACACAAGAAGGATTGGAAGGAAACGCTTCGTATGAAGGTGCAATCGTCCTGCCTCCTAAAATTGGAATGTATCTGGACCAACCGATTCCAGTACTTGATTTCAATTCGCTATACCCTTCCAACATGATTGCCTATAACCTGTCACCGGATACGCTGGTGTATGTGAAAACCTTCTCGGCAGCCGGAAAGAAACTCAAGCAGGAAGGACCTGACGGTGCTGACCTGATTGCCGAAGGATACAAAATTGATGAAGTGTCATACGATACGTTTGGGGAAGATAAAGTCGCTAATGGTCGTATAACATGCGGATTCGTCCAGCCAAACTCAGATCCTCGCACAGTAGGCGTTCTGCCTCTAACTCTAGATCTCTTGCTAAAAAAGCGTAAGGAAACCCGTAAGTTGATGGAGAAGATTGATGACGATGCACAGAAATCGGTACTGAATGGTCTTCAGTTGGCATACAAGGTTGTAGCCAATTCAGTGTATGGTCAGTGTGGATCACGCACCTCGCCCATCAGGCGTCTGGAAGTTGCGGCATGTACTACTGCAGTGGGACGTCAAAAAATCTACGATGCCAAAAAAATTGTAGAAACTGAGTTTGGAGGAGAGGTGATATATGGCGATACAGATTCGATCTTCGTCAAGTTTGCTACAAAAGATCTGGCCGAGAGTATTGAGCTAGGTAAGAAGGCCGCTGAACGAATTACGGCTTCGGGACGAAAGGCACATAAGATTGAGTACGAGAAAACGTTTTATCCGTTCATTCTGTTCTGTCGTAAGCGATATGTAGGTATGATGTACGAGGATGATGTCAAGAAGTGTAAGCGTAAGACCATGGGCGTTGCACTCAAACGTCGTGATAACGCTCCTATTGTCAAGGATGTTTATGGTGGAGCGCTGGATTCTCTCATGGAACATCGTAACATCAAGACAGCTGAGAAGTTAGTCAAGGAGATGTTGGTGAAGGTAATAAAGAATGAATATCCTCTGGATAAGTTTATCTTATCTAAACAGCTACGAGATGACTACGCTGCTATGAAAGAAGACTATGATGGTCCAGGTACGATACCAATTCATCGAGTTCTGGCAGATAGAATGGAAGCACGTGATCCAGGAAATAAGCCTCAGGTGGGAGATAGATTAACTTATGTATTTGTAGATTCTCTGAAAAAAGAGAAGAAACAGTGTGATCGTATCGAGCATATCGATTACGTGAAAGAAAAGAAGCTCAAGCCTGATAGCGAGTTCTACATAACCAACCAAATCAAAAATCCTGTAGCACAGTTATTCGCTCTAGCGATCGAACAACTAGATGGATACAGACCACTTAGAAATTATGAGAAGATTATGTCCGACCTTCTTGGGGATGGCGTTGATGAAGAAGAGGCTACTCTAAGAGTTCTGAAACTAAAAGAAATTGATTTAGATAGTCTACTGTTCATGAGTGCTGACTATATGCTAAAGGCACAGGGTAAGCCAATCCAATCGCGTCTTGATAACTACTTCAAGAAACGTTAAGTGGTTTTAAACCATTCAAATAATAAATGGAAATGGACGAACGTATTATTGATCTTCTGCACGAACTGATGGAGGCCCGGACAGAGTTTCTGTGTAACGACACACTTCGAGCCATAAATTTTCCAGCTCGAACTACGCTTGTTGCACGTTTTTTGAATAATGAAGCACTGGTTCTGGAAACAGTGAATCGTATTCATGCAAGTCGTATTTATGGCGATATCACCCAAGCGCTTCTTACCGTAACCTTGCCGGGAGGAGCGGCTCGTAACTTTTCCGATCCAGTTCCAGTGACTGCTTCTACGAACCAAATCAATGCCGGTCTGGAAACTATTCGGACGGCTTCTTCTCCTTGCGCAATTTGCCAGGAGCCGATTTCTTCTGGCGGGGCGCGGATTCGGGCTTGTCAGCACGAGTACCATCGGTCCTGTATCGTGAACTGGTTTTCAATGAGTGTTCGTTGTCCAGTCTGTCGCCACGATATTCGTGAAACGGGTCAGGAAGCCCAAACATCGACTGCCGCATTACGAACTGCCGCTCCACTGCCAACCCAGTCGGAGGCGCCACAAACCGAGGAATAGTGTCTGATTCACCATACTGGATTCGATGCAACATTCTTCGTACGTCATGATTACAATCTTTCATTAACGTAGACACATCGTGCTCGGGGAAGAACAGTTGTAAGTCCATAGCTCTTGGTGGGAAACACCTCAAAGTTTCAATATGTTCTGTATTTCTCTTGAAGATTGTAGGTAGTTCATTCCCAGTGCACAGGATTGGAACTTTTCTGGTAGGATCTTTAATCCATTCTACAATCTTGTTTTGGGCGTGGGGATCTGAACCATCAACTTCATCTAAAATCACACATGTTTTCATACTCGTTTCGCCGCGAATGAATGAATGTATATTCACGGCAGAACGGCACGCATCCTTAATTTTTTCTACATCTTCGAAACTACGAATAGATCTGGAAGCATTGATTTCCAGTGGATCAAACCCGTAAGTACGAGCAGCCGCTAATGCCAACGTGGTCTTACCTATTCCTGGTGGACCAGATAACATAATAGCTTTACGAAAATTACGAGATTCAAGATACTTTCGTAAGGACTCTTTTTCTTCACGATACCCAATAACATCGTCCAACATTGTTGGTCGATATACTTCAGAATACATTACTTGTCTATTTTGAAACAATCTAAACGTGTTCTGCGATATAATCCAATACTTAAAATATTTCAAATGGTAAATGATACCTATAATTATAGTTTGCTACAACAATTATAGATATGTAAAGAATACACTTGATCAATTAGAAAAGATAAATCCAGCATACTTAAATGATGTTATGATTATGGATAATGATAGTAGGGATAAAGAAACTGTAGAATATCTCAAAACTGTAGGTGTAAAAGTACACTATAATATTGTAAACGACGGGCCGTGGGTCACAAACCATAATAACAACCATATCTACAATATGATGCCCGATAAGTTTGTTCTAACAGATCCAGACCTAGGGTTCAATGCAAACTTACCGTCTAATTTTATAGATATTATGAGTGAACTTTCAGACAAACACAATGCGGCTAAGATTGGGTTTGCTTTAGACATATCGGACGCCGATAAATTTTTACAAATTGATAAGTATATATGCGATCAACCAATCTTTGAGTTTGAGAGTAGATATTGGAAGGAAAAGGTAAGTGATAGTGAGTATGAATTATACGATGCCATAGTTGACACTACATTTGCATTAGTAAATAAACGGAATAATCCACAACATAATAACTTTACCGGTAGGCATATTCGCATTGCAGGAAATTTTACGGCAAAGCACTTGCCGTGGTATAAAGAAAACAGTCTTCTAAGCGTTGAAGAGAATTACAATCTAAACATTCAGCAGACAAATATTTCAACAATAGCAAGACATATTGTTAATTACATTAATAACAATTACGATAAAGTAATTACAAAAGAGTCATTCAAATTTGTAAAGAAGAATAAGGTTGAAATTGGGTTGTCCTGACTCAGACCCGGTCATTCCAATATACATGGAGCACACTTATTCAAGATGCGCATATAAGACAGTGGTCAGTCCCAGGCTCTTATAAGGCCTGTACCCGAGTTCGATTCTCGGTATGCGCATTTCTAAGGACAATTTGCTGGCCAATCAGTTCCACAAGTATGTGCTAAGTTGCACTTGGCTTCTGGGGTCTGAAGCGTCGGCGTCTTAGGGTCAAATGGACGGCACTCAGTAGTATACTGGGGCTCACACATTCCACTTCCAACATTGAACAGCCACTGGTCAGGGCATGGGGAACCTTTACCTGCAGGTATGACTATCTGGGGGTTTATCACGTATTTGTATAGCGCCAGTAACACTAGAGTCACAACAACCGCAACAAGGATTTCGCTAAGAGCCATTCTTGTTTTTCTGCTGAGAAAGTAATGGAAGTTGCGAGGCACGTCATAGAAACATATTTCAAAGACACCCCAAATCCTCTTGTTCGTCACCACCTTGATTCCTTCTCGGATTTATTGAGTACGAAGATTCCTAACTTCATTCGTGGTTGGAATCCAAATATTGGTCGTATTCTTGCCGATGGGCGTGAGATTCATGTGTATGTAGGTGGAAAGAATGGAGATAAGATTCGGTACTATCCCCCCACCGACGATTCAGGAACAGCTGTACTTCCTCACGCTTGCCGGCTTGACAACACAACATACACCTTTGAGATCAAAGCTGATATGGATATTGAGTATGTGTTTGCCGACGAAACTGTGACCCAAACATTTGAAGACGTACCTATAGGTCAACTTCCCTTGATGCTAAAGAGCTCTCTATGCTATCTTACATCTATGGAATCTGACCAACTTTCGGATGCTGGAGAGTGTAAGTTTGAGCTTGGAGGGTACTTTATTGTTGGAGGGGCTGAGAAGGTTCTATTAACACAGGAACGCTTGGCAGAAAACATGATGTACGCTTCCAAGCGCCCTCAGACTTCCGCATCTCGTCCTCCAGCTGCTGGACGAGTACAAGCTGAAGAAGTTGCTACGAAGGTAGAAGGTGCAACTAAGGGCGAACCTGATGAATACGTCGCAGGTATTCGTACGATCAACGAATCAGGAACAAATGGTCCTTATGCCCACTTCCTAGTTCTTCCCCCCAAGAACGCCCGCCCTAATGATCCAGAAACAATAAATAAAACCGACAACTTCACGGAATTTTATAATAAGAGGTTGTGTATCATACAGTTACCTGGTTTCAACAAATCTGTGCCGATCATTAGCGTTTTTTACGCTCTAGGCGTCACGACCGATAAGGATATTTACGATACTATTTTTGCAGGTATACCTGAAGACGAGCGTACCATATACGATGAAACATTTGCGGAAATCATGTTATCTCACCAGCGTTTCTTGAGCGATGAAATGAAGAAGGAAGAAGATCAGAACCAGGATGCAAACTTATTAGTTCTCAAACGTGTTTGCCGTACCCCAACCCAAGCTGCGGTGTACGTGAATCTGTACAATAACCTGTTCTCACATTGTGAACCTCGTGAAGGTGAAAGTGCTGCGTCTTTGTATCGTCGCAAATCTTATCTTCTGGGCCAAATGCTGAAAATGACGATGGATGTTTCTCTAGATATTAAGCCCAAGAGCGATCGCGATCATTACCGGTACAAGCGTCTGTATGCTTCTGGAGATTTGTGTTTTGAAGAGTTTCGTCGGATATACAAACTTGTAGCGAACAATATGCTATTGAGAATGGACGAGCGCATAGAGTTTGAGCGCCAAACGTATTTGAATAAGAAACTAATAAACTTAACTCGCGACGGTCCTAATCAGTACTGGAAATCGTACATGATGCTTGGCGAAATTGAGAAGTCGTACAAGGGAAAGTGGGGTGGAAAGGACGGTATTTGCCAAGAACTGACACGAGTATCTTACGTTGGAACTATAGCTATGCTTCGCCGCGTCAATTTGGATATGGATCATAATACGAAAGCATATGCTGCTCGTCGCTTACATGGCAGTTCGTGGGGGTACATGTGTCCTTCCGACAATCCTGATGGAGGAAATGTAGGAATGATTAAGTCCATGACTCTTCTGTCTACAATCACGACCACAACTCCGGCAAAGGTGATGTACGATATTGTAACTTCTTTCAAGACGTTCAAGCATACTCATCTCATCAATCCAGGAAAGTTCAGTCCTATGTGGACGAAAGTGTTTGTGAACGCCGATATGGTTGGTGTGTTTACCGCTAACACTGAAGACTTTCACTACGACACATTACAGAAGCGCCGTAAACGTGAAATCTCAAAGTTTATTTCATTATGCTGGAATCGCGCTGATAATGACTACTTTATTTGGACCGATGCTGGTCGTGCGACTCGTCCGTTGTACCGTGAAGGAACGAAGCCTGAAGCTGTGAAGCGTGTTTCCAAATGGGCAGATTTTGATAACAAGATTATGGACTATATTGATCCTCAAGAAGTTGAATGTCTACGAGTTCGAATGGAACCCTTTTCTGAAACTCATGTATCTGAAATCCATGGGTCTACGATTTTCTCAGCTTCCGGAAGCGTGATTCCAAATGCCGATCATAACCAGGCGCCACGAAACATGTTTTCGTGTCAGCAGTCAAAACATGCGTGTGGATGGCACAATACGGCTTTCAATAAACGGTTCGATACGATGGCAGTATGGATGAACACTCCCCAACTTCCTTTGTCGCAAACATGGACAACACGTCACATTCTAGGTAAGGATGGATGCTTGGGATACGGTGACAACATTATTGTAGCTTTGGGTATTTATTCGGGCTATAACCAAGAAGATTCGGTCATCATTAACGATTCTGCTCTAAAGCGTGGTTTGTTCGATACGATTTACTACCATTCTTACGATATTGTTGAAGAGGCCATTTCGGCCGGATTCGCGAATGGTGGGTTTACGGTATTTAAGTCTACCTTATTTGGAAATATTATTACGGATTCTCGGTACCGTGAAACCGTAGTTCCAAAAGAAGGAATGGATTACACTAAACTGGACGGTGATGGAATTATTAAGGTAGGGTCTGAGGTCACGGAAGATACAGTTTTGGTAGGAATCGTAACACCAATTTCAAATACTGAGCAGGAAGTTGTAGATTACCGCGACAAGAGCGGTAAACCCAAACGGGGACAGAAAGGTATTGTTGATGGAGTTTATCGTTACATTACCAAAGAAGGCTTGCGGGGAGTCAAGATTCGTGTAGCTGAGAAACGCAGTCCAGTTCTTGGAGATAAGTTCTGTTCTCGTCACGGACAGAAGGGAACTATTGGTATTCGGATGGTAGAAGAAGATCTGCCATTCACGGCTTCAGGGTTACGTCCAGACATGATAGTAAACCCACACGCGTTTCCTTCGCGCATGACGATCGGCCAATTCATTGAAACGATGTCGGTCAAAGCTGGAATCGAAGTTGGATCTCTGGTTGATTCTACCTCTTTCTCAACTCAGAATCGCATTTCCGATATGAAAGATATGCTTCTTAAGTTAGGAATGCATCCTTACGGACATGAAATCATGTACAATGGCGAAACGGGTGAAATGATGGATGCTGAGATATTTATTGGTCCTACATACTATTTGCGTTTGAAACTGATGGTTGATGACAAGATTAATTATCGTGCACGTGGACCTAAGACGCTTCTGACCCATCAGCCATTAGAAGGACGTGCCAATGATGGTGGATTGCGTATTGGCGAAATGGAGCGTGATTCCATAATTTCACACGGAATGTCCAAGTTCCTGAACGAAAGTATGATGGAACGCTCCGATAAATCCGAAACTTTATTACAGGAAGAAACAGGAAACTTAGACTCTACGGCCGATCAGCAGGGAAAGAAGATTGAGATACCATATTCTGCGGGTCTTTTCTTACGCGAACTTGAATCCATGCACATCTCCGTCCAGCTCGCCGCCCCCTGAAACGGATTTTGTTGATATAAGTTTACAGATGAACAAAGAAATGACTGACCATATGTACGTAACAAAGCGTAACGGTGACCGTGTTCCGGTTTCATTTGACGAGATTCTCCAGCGTGTCCGCAGACTATCGGACGGGCTTGAGCATGTCAATCCGGATCTAGTCGCCCAGAAGGTGTGCAATCAGCTCACGGACGGGATGCCGACGTCAAAGCTTGACGAGTTTGCCGCGGAAACGTGTGCGATGATGCAAGCCAAGTATCATCCTAATTACGGTAAGCTGGCGTCTCGTATTGTGATCGACAATCACCACAAGACGACTCCCGCAACTTTGCTGGAATGTGCAGAGAAGCTTTATCATGGTAAGACCCAGGTTATCTCGGATGAGTACCATGATCTAGTATGTAAGCATTCAGACACGTATCAGGAAATGATATGTTACGATTGCGACTATATGTTTGATTACTTCGGTTTCAAGACTCTGGAGCGCGGTTATCTTCTCAGGGTAGATGGTGTGACGGTAGAGCGCCCCCAGCATATGTGGATGCGCGTCGCGATCCAGCTTCATTCCGATAAGTTCGTAAAGGTCAAGGAAACCTACGATGCTCTTTCGCAGGGGTACTTCATTCACGCGACACCTACCCTCTTTAACTCAGGAACTCAGACGCCTCAGTTGTCGTCCTGTTTCCTAGTCCAGATGGCGGATGATTCAATTCAGGGTATTTACAAGACTCTTGGCGATTGTGCCCAAATTTCCAAGTGGGCAGGCGGAATTGGGCTGAGCGTACACAATATTCGTGCTCGGGGTTCAAAGATCCACGGCACGAACGGCGAGTCTACTGGTCTGGTTCCTATGCTCAAGGTGTTTAATGACACAGCAAAGTACGTCAACCAGGGTGGAAAGCGTAATGGATCATTTGCCATATATTTGGAACCGTGGCATGCTGATATTGAAGAGTTCCTGCGTCTGCGTTTGAATCAGGGCGCAGAGGAAGATAGGGCTCGTGATCTGTTTTATGGTCTGTGGATCTGCGACATATTCATGAAGCGAGTTGAAGCGAATGCTGAATGGACCCTGATGTGTCCTCGTGAATGTCCTGGTCTAGACGAAGTATGGGGCGAGAAGTTCGAGGAGCTGTATACGAAGTACGAATCTGAAGGAAAGGGTCGTAAGTCTGTACCGGCTCAAAAAATCTGGCAGATGATTTTGGATTGTCAGATTCAAACAGGTAATCCTTACTTGTGCTACAAGGACGCCGCAAACTCTAAGTCGAACCAGCAGAACTTGGGCACGATCAAGTCCTCGAATCTGTGTACTGAAATCATGGAGTATACATCACCAAAGGAAACGGCAGTATGTAACCTTGGATCACTGGCTCTGCCCAAATTTGTTGAGAATGGAGTCTTCAACTTCGGAAAGCTTCAGGCGTACACTGCTATTCTCGCTCGTAATTTGGACATTGTGATTGATAAGAACTTCTACCCTACGCCCGAAACACGTGCATCCAATATGCGTAATCGTCCAATCGGGATTGGCGTACAAGGTCTAGCTGATGTATTTGCCATGATGCGCTTGCCTTGGTCTTCACCCGAAGCTCAGAAACTGAATACTGCCATCTTCGAAAACATTTACTTTGCAGCTTGCCAATCCAGTATTGAAACTGCTGCGGCAAATACGGCTGAAGGGTACTGGCGCGGAATGCCAGTAATTGAAAAGGCTGGTCATTACCCTTCATATTCTGGATCGCCTACATCCAAAGGTAAGTTCCAGTTTGATCTTTGGAATGTGT